CCTTTCTTGGCCCGTGAATTCGTTAGCGCAGTATCCAAGCAATACTCCGACAAGCAGGCCAATCAGGAATTAGATGGCGAATTCGTCGATCAGGAAGGGGCGGAGTGGCCTAATTCTCACTTTGGAGAGTCCATCTGGTTCGACGAGTGGCCACATAATTCCAATATCAAAATCAAAACGATGGCGGTTGACCCATCAAAGGGGCGAGATGCTCGTCATGGCGACTATACATCCATCATAAAACTGGCCAGAGATCAGGACGGAACTCTTTACTGTGATGCCACTATGCGCCGAATGGATTCAGAGCATCTCGTAGCCATGACGGTATCAGAAGCTGCCCAATTTGATCCTGACGGACTAGGAATCGAAACAAACCAATTCCAACATCTCCTTGCGACTCAAATCCTTGAGGAGTCAAAAAAGCAAGGAAATGCTATTCCAATCATGCAAATTTATAATAATATATCAAAGGATGTGCGTATCAGGAGACTTGGCCCATACCTTGCCAATAAGCTGATTAAATTCAAGCGTAATGAAGGCACAAGACTTCTGGTGGCGCAACTCCGAGAATTCCCACTAGGGAAGCATGATGACGGGCCAGATTCGCTTGAAATGGCGTTGAGAGTTATGATTTCTATGTGGAACGGTAAAAGATCAAGCAGCGCAAAGAGAATAATAGCATGATTTCTGAAGATACAAGAATGAAGAGGATTTGGGCAAATGTCAAAGCGACATCTGCTGAAGGTTGTTGGAATTGGGTTGGAAGTAAGGGTGTTAGTGGATATGGCCAATTAACAATAAATTACAAAAATAAAAGGGCTCATAGATTTTTTTATGAAATGATTATTGGAAAAATATCAGAAGAAAAAGTTATTGACCACACTTGCAGAAACAAATCCTGTGTAAACCCAGCGCATATGGAAGTTGTAACAGTTGGTGAAAATTCAAGGCGTGGAAAAAGCAAGACAATGGAAGCCCACAGAAATAATACTTGCGCCAATGGGCATAAATGGAACAGGGAAAATATGAGAATTAGGCCACAAAAAGATGGAACGGCAAAGATATGTTGCCGAATATGCCAGAACGAAACACAGAAAGCTAGAAGGCGAAGGGGAATAGCATGACTACTTGGCAGAAAATCATCAACTTTCTCCTTCCTCCAAGGGAATCCGCTCCCAAGGTAGTCAAGAGGAATATCCGTGAAAATGTCCTTACTAACGATTTCTGGCTGGGCAACTATGTCGATCTGCTGGATCGTTTTCGTGATGGCGGGATTTTTTCTTACCCTATCACAAATCCAAATGATCGTCGCTACGGTTCCAATTACCCATTTTGGTACAGCGAACAACAGCTTAGCCTTATTAGGGCTCAAGCTCGACTGGTTACCACTACCAATCCAAATGCAATTGGACTCCTTAACGGACTATGCAGCTATGTCATTGGGGGCGGATTCAATTACAGAATTGCTCCGAAGGGCACTATAGACATTGACGAATCGACCGTTCGTCGCTGCCAAGACATTCTCGACCGCTTCCTCAACGAGAATGACTGGACGATGATGGAGGAGGAAATCTTCAAGCGTTCCCGCACCGATGGAGAATGCTTCCTCCGTTTATTCCCCCAGCCTTCTGGACGGTTATTGGTACGCACCATTGAGCCAGAACAGATTATGCAACCGCCGGGAGAAGACTTCTCCCATTGGTCTTACGGAATCGAAACTGATCCAGACGATGTATTCAATATCCGCTCATATTATGTGGACTACAACGCTCCAAGGGGAGAAGAACAGGACGAGGCGCAGAAGGATGCCTCGACAGGAGAAATGGTCAACGCTGACCGTATCGTCCATGTCAAATGCAATGTGCCGAAAGCAATCAAGCGTGGATTGAGCGACTTCAGCTACGAGACTCTCGACACATTCAGCATTGCGTCCAAGCTGCGGAAAAACCTTGGGGAAGGGGCATCCGTGCAGTCTGCCATTGCTGCGGTTCGCCAGCATGATACGGCATCTGCTGCACAAGTTGAATCGTTTGTGGATGAGATGGTGGATTACTCTGTTGCGTCATCTCCCAATGGACGGCAGACGGACTACCAGAAAATTGAGCCCGGAACATTTCTGGATATTCCGAAGGGCATGAATTATGTCGCTCCTCCGGGTGCAAGTGGCGCAAAAGATCATTTAGAGATATTTCAAAGTCTACTCCGTTCAGCTGGAAATAGGCATAACGCCCCCGAATGGCTATCTTCAGCGAATATCGCTGGTGCGAACTACGCATCGTCCTTAACGGCAGAATCGCCGTTCCTCCGTAACTGCGTTCGATTGCAAACCTTCTACAAGAAGCATTTTACACGGATTGCCCGTGAAGCAATTAGAACAGCAGCGGAGATGGGCAATCTGCCAATCAATATTCTAGATGTGGTGGATGTCCTTGTGACTCCTCCAGCTGTCGAAGCCCGTGACAAGATTGCCGATTCGCAAGCCAACCAGACCTACATGGCTATGGGGATCAAATCGGCCCAGACCATCACTCAGGAAATCGGTCTGAACTTCGACGCAGAGCAGCGCAATATCGAGCAGCAAGCCGAGAAGATGGCGAATGATTCTCTTGGTGGAGAGGGTGACGCTCAAGTGTCCGACTCCGCTCTCAACGGTCTACAAATCGAGAATCTTGTTGGAATCGTCATGCGGGTGGCTACAGGGCAGATTCCTGTTGAAGTTGGCCGTTCTATCGCCAAGGCTGCATTCCCGCTGATGGCAGAAGAGGACATTAACGCCATCTTCCCAGAATCGCTTGCTGGCTCCCAAAAGTTGCCTCCTCATTCCACTGGACGGTCATCCGATCAAGCCGAGCCGGAAGCTCCACCAGAATTCGATGCGGTTCCAGAAGTCCAGCCAGTTGCGGAATCCAAGGACGGAAAGTATTCCCATATCACCTTCACCCCGCCTCAATCCGTCAGAAAGGCTGCAAAGCGTGGACTAGAATTGAGGAAGAAGCATGGGCGTGGAGGTACTGGGGTTGGAGTGGCCCGTGCCCGTGATCTGATGAATGGCGCAGAACTGTCGCCTTCCACAATTAAGCGGATGGTCAGCTACTTTGCCCGTCACGAAGTCGATAAGAAGGGCGAGGGATGGGGCAAGGATTCAGCCGGATATATTGCATGGCTACTGTGGGGCGGTGACTCTGGAAAGTCATGGGCCAACAAGGTCGCTAACCAGATGGACGCAGCGGATAAAAAGAAATGATTGAAGTAAATAAAGATGTCGATCCATTGGATGTATGCCAAGATACAGCTTGGAACATCATTCGTCTTGGATCGTTAATGGAATTAGTTTCGCATCAACCAGACAATCTGGAAGCGAAGCTGGAAAAAGAGCGTGTAGAAATTAAACTAAAGAATCATTTATCTACTTGCTCTAAGTGCGCCGATGCTTTCAAAGAAGAGGAAAAATGATTCAGTTCAAAGATAGGATAAAGGAATTCAAGAGGATCAAGGCCAGCGAACTTCTGGCCAATCCATTGAATCATAGAGTGCATCCAGAGCCACAGAAAAAAGCACTACGAAAGACGCTCCAAGAGATCGGATTCGCTGGGGCATTGCTATGCCGTGAACAGGATGGGCAGCTTGTCCTTCTGGATGGTCATATGAGGGCAGCGGAGTGTGGCGATTCCGAAGTCCCAGTGCTAATTCTTGATGTAAATGAAGAGGAAGGAAACAAAATCCTAGCCTCTTACGATGCCATCGGATCAATGGCGAAGATTGACGAAAAAATCCTAAATGACCTCCTGTCAACATTCTCTGACGAAACCAATATCTTCGCAGATTCAAACGAAATAAACGAATCATCTGAAATATTTGAAGACGAGGATAAGAAGCGTGAAGAGGCTGAAAGGGCCGAAAAAGAGCGCAGGGAAAAGCTAAAGAGCGGAGAAGGATTATTCGGAGTCAAGCCGGGAGATGTATGGCGTTTAAGGGCTGGAAGCTACATTTACTGCGGAAGCTACAAGGATCAAATATTCATCGACACAGTTAACAAAAATACAAAGCGTGAAGGTAAAAAATACTACAAACTATTTGCCAACGCTCCAAGGGCAATAGAAAACGACTATTTAGCTTATGACTATCTTTCAAAATTTATTGAAATAGACGAGGGATGGACATTTACCAACAATGATCCGGCCTTGATGTGCAAGCTGCTTCAATCTGGAAGCGTCAAGGGGCTTTATACGGTATCCAATGGCGATAACGCCCAGATTGTGACATTCCACAGTAAAGAGAAGCAAGAACCACTGGCGCACTTCAAGAATCATTTTGATTCAGAGAAGAAGTATAAAGGCAAAGAACCGGCAATCAATCTGGACGAATATCCTTCGCCAGTGGATGGATCTGTGATCTACAGGAAATCGGCTCAGTATCTTTTTGCTGCGGTTCGTGGGAAAGGATTCAAGGACAAGTTCATACCGACATTTATAATTCCGTCTGCGAATACGGGCCTTCTTGTCAGACTCTGCACCTTTGGATGGTACTCCCAGATCATGGCAGCAGAGCCTGACCCGATGAATATCGAGATAATTCTTCAAAGCTACTTTGCTTATCCAAGCAGAAGTCATCAGAATCGTGAAAAGGTCGATCCACCAATCAGAGTAGCGGAATGGACAGACTCAACGAAATCCTAGCTGCCCGACTTGGCGTTGAGCAGATTGAGTCAATTTATGACTCGATTCGAGTAGCTCGTCTCGTTGGAGCGTCCATTGATAGGCGAATGCGGGATGCGTCGAAATCCGATAATCTTTCATCAATCGAGAAAATCCAGTATCAGTTGACAATTGTCTACAGAGAAGTTGACGAAATTGTAAGGAATAAAGCACCTTACT